GCCAGCCTTAGTGAATCGAGCGGGTGGAGCCTTGGCTCCACTTCCTCGGCTGGGTTTGTTTACGCAGAACCGACTGCGGGACTAGTCATGACAAGAGAATTTTATATTATGAACGGTGCATTACGTCGCCCTCGCTCGACTAGAGGGGCGAATTGTCTTGTCATGACTAATGGTGACGTTACATTTTGCTGCGGGTGCCAGTGTAATGGCGCCGGCGTTGTTGTCGCGAGGTGTCAATTTGTTGTTTGGGCACGCCTTGGTTCTTGTTTGGGCTTGGGCGAGCATCAACAGGTTTGGGTGGGTGTAAAATTTGCCCCCCAACTACTGCAGGTACGACGACTTTCACGATTGGTGTCAGTGTTGTAGTGATGTCACTTAGAGCTCGTGCTCGGCGCAATTCCGCTATAAGCTTGTTTGCTTTATCCAAGCTTGTTTCAAGCAGTGCGCACACGTGTTGGCGTGCAAAATCTAGAGCCATGCCAGTGGGCGGTGTCCACCCATCTTTCGCGTTGATCACGTATGGCAAATCATTCTTGATGTAAGGCTCGTACCTTGCAACTTGAACTGTTGGTCCCAGTATGCGGAGAATCGCTTGTGACCACTCGCAAACAATGGGTGTGTTTGGATCAGTGATCAAGTAGGATTCAGCTTTACGGGTAAGGATGTAATTATCTGGGACAGTTTTAGGCGCGCTTGTCAAATGTAGCGAACGAATCCTCCGTGGTACATCACAGATGCTTGCATCCATGGACCAAGGGTCGAGAAAGATTCTACCTAGAAAAGGTACTGGGTGACCGGCCTTTATTTCCTCCACTTTGAGTCTGTATCCCAGTTTATTCGCGACGCGCTCTACGTATTTTGGCTTGGCAATGTTGTTCAAGCCATCGTCACCACCGTACAGTCCTAGCCCAGCCCATGAGTTCTGCATATTGAGACCCATGAGGCGCATGGCTATGTACGACATTAACGCATTCATTATTGTATTGATATAGGAGGTATCGGCGACGCCCGATAATATGGTGGTGCCAGTGTTGTATGTGACGCCAGTCGTTGTCACGGCAAAGGCGTGATCCATGGCGTCGATGAGTTGTAGTAGTTCCTTATGGTGCTCTCGTGGGTACGCTCGGCAGTACAATTTTCGGCGAACACGATCTTTATAGATTCCATGTGTTCCATCATAGAAACTGTAATCCTGATCTCCAAGCGTTAAACAATTTTCGCACAGGTCGCGTAGGCGAGCTGTGATCTCTCTCGGTGTCTTACCAAAAGCATACCATTGGTTAGTTTTGACATGTTCAGCCAAAGGGTAGACGAATGAGGCGAACCGCAAC